GGTGCAATGTGGGCACGAATGCCAATCACAAGTTTGGTGGCAGATGAACCACTAGAAGAGATGCCAGAAAGAATGGACACTCATTTAGCACAACCTTGGGACTGTTCCTCTAGAGGTCACTCTATTATAGTGATGGATAGAATAAGTTCTAGTCCTTGGTACTGTAAAATAGGTGGTGAGTTTTATAAAGGTCGTTATATGTTTACTGTTGATTATACTGATAGTTACATAAGTGATGACCCAGCACAGCACAAACAAAGTCACGTACTGCAGTTAATAGATGCAGACAAATGGACAGGTAATATCGTGGCATTACCTAACAATAGGGTAAGAGTAACTAATCCTGCTTTATGGGTGACAGGTGAGGGTCCTCCGGATTTTATACCAAGTCAGTATATTCATTCTGCAGAAATACATGATAGTTACACAGATGCCCACACAACTTTTGATAACTTATATAAACAGGAGAAGAAACGTGGCAGGAAAAACAAGTAAATACAGAGCTAAAGGTGGTATGGTAAAACGTATGGCCGGTGGTAAAACATCTAAATACAGAGCTAAAGGTGGTAAAGTAAGTAAAATGGGTGGAGGTATGATAGGTTTTAAAAAGACCTCTAAGTACAAAGCCAAAGGTGGTATTGTTAAAAAAATGGCTGGAGGTAAAACTTCAAAGTATAGAGCCAAAGGCGGAAGAGTTAAATAATGGCTGCTAAAAAGAAAACTAAAAAAAGTGGTTCTAAACCTACTAACCCTGCTCTATATAATAGAGTAAAGGCAGAGGCTAAAAGAAAGTTTGATGTTTACCCAAGTGCATATGCTAATGCTTGGTTAGTTCGTACCTATAAAAAACGTGGTGGTGGATATAGGAGTGCATAATGGCTAAACCTAGAGGTGGACTTACAGAGTGGTTTGGCAAAGGGCCTAAAGGTGACTGGGTAGATATTGGTGCACCTAAAAAGAAAGGTAAGTTTCAATCTTGTGGTAGAAGTAAATTAGCTAAAGATAAGAAAAGAAAATATCCTAAATGTGTACCAAGAGCCACAGCTAACAGGATGACTAAATCACAGATAACCAGTGCAGTAAAAAGAAAAAGAGCAAAGGCACAAGGTGTAGGTGGTAAACCAACAAACGTAAGAACATTTGTAAAAAAGAAGAAAAAAAGAAATGGTCGCAAAACTTGAGACAATAAGAAAAAAAATTAAACAAGGTAAGAAACTAGGTTTTAGTGAAAGAGCAAGAGCAGTAAACAAAGGTTTATTACCTAGCAAAGCAAAGAAGAAAAAAAAATCATAATCGTTTAACTCATTGAGTTGGAAGTAGGGTAACTGAAGAAACGCACTAACTTTAATTAGGAGGTGTGTTATGGATAATCAAACATTATTCGTATTTAAAAAACAACAACAAGAATATAATATGGTAAAAACTCTAAAAAAAGTATCTAAACAATTACAAAAGGCCTCTAGATTACATAAGAGGCAATCGGAGATTGTAAAAAAATATGTCAAGAAAACAGAAAACAAGAGACCCAAAAGTAGGAACAGGAAAAAAACCTAAAGGTTCTGGTCGTAGATTATACACAGATGAAAACCCAAAAGATACAGTAAGTATTAAATATGCTACTGTAGCAGATGCAAAAAAGACTATAGCAAAAGTAAAAAGAATTAAAAAACCATATGCTAGAAAGATACAGATACTAACTGTATTAGAACAACGAGCAAAGTTTGGTGGTAAGCCAGAGCAGTCAAGACTAGCAAAGGCAGCTAAGAAACAATTAAAACAAGCGAGAAAAGTATAATGGCACAATCCGGCACATTTAATTTTAATTTAGATATTGATGAAGTAATACAAGAAGCAATGGAAATGATTGGTGGTGAACAAACACTAGGTCATGAACCACAATCAGCTAGACGTTCTATTAACTTAATGTTAAATGATTGGCAAAATAGAGGTGTATTACTTTGGTCTACATTTACAACTGCAGTCACTGTGGCTACTAGCACCACAACATATGCATTAGATAGCTCAGTTAATGATGCTCTATTTGTTACATACAAGGAGACATCACCTGCAGTTGAAACAAAATTAGAAAGAATATCTTTTGAAGAATATCATGTTATACCTAATAAAGACCAAAAAGGTAGGCCAACACAATATGCTGTAAAAAAAGATATTAGTAATCCAACCATACATCTTTATCCTATACCAGATAATTCTACTGGTGTTCTAGGAATAGAGGCAATCAGACAAGTTCAAGATGTTGATAAATCATTTCAACAAAATGCAGATGCTCCAGTAAGATTTTTACCTTGTCTTACTGCAGGTCTTGCATACTATATGGGATTAAAAAGACCTAATATACCTGGTGAAAGATTAGGATTATTAAAACAAAACTATGAAGAATTATTAATGAGAGCTATGGAAGATAATAAAGACAGAGCAAGTCTCATGGTAAAACCTAGATTGAGATATATTTAATGGCAACAAATAAAAGAGCACTAGCTATTTGTGATAGTTGTGGAATGAGATATCCACATAGAGTAATGAAGAAAAGTAGTTATAATACTCTTAGATGTCCTGAATGTTTTGATGCTAATTTTGATTTAAAAAATCATCCACAAAATAGAGTTGCAGATGTGAGAGATGACCCTACTATTAAAGACCCAAGACCGGATGATGGTGGTAGAAATGCAATATGGAATACAACAGAAATAACTTGGAATGATGATTCAACAGATACTGTTAGAAAGTGGAATATAATATGAGTAATACATTAACTGGAAGATTAATTAGCAATACATATAAACAACTACTAAAAATAGATGTTTCTACTAATACAGGTATTTCTAGCACACTTACTACTATTGTAGATGGTGATGGTAGTGCCACAGCTTTACAGGTGGCTACAAGTGCTGCAAAAATAGATGGCACATTATTTGTAGGACAAACCTTTGGAGTATCAGGTGACGCTTCAGTAGCAGGCGGATTAGCAGTAGCAAATAAAGTTTGTGCTAGTGCTTTTCATGGAGATGGTTCTAATTTAACAGGATTAGTATTTACCGGTGATGTATCTGTATCTAGTTTAATAGTTACTAATAATGTGACTGTAGGTGGTAATGTTACTATTGGTGGTAATATTATGGTATCTGGTGGTGAGATACAAGTTAAAAATACAGGCACACAATCTAATATAAAACTATATTGTGAATCTGGTAACGCACACTATGCAGCTTTACAAGCTCCACCACACGCATCTTTTAGTGGTAATATAACAATTACACTTCCAACAAGTGCAGCAACATTAGTTGGTACATCTACAACAGATACGTTAACTAATAAAACATTTGGAGATGCAGTAACATTTGATGATGATATATCTGTTAGTGGTAATACTAATTTAGGAGGCACTGTAACAGTTGCAGGAGCAGCTTCATTAGCATCTACATTAGCTGTAGGTGGTGCTGCTACTTTTGAAAGTACAGCAACTGTATCAGGAACTGCAGGATTTTTAGGAGCTGTTAGAGTTTCAGGAAATGCCTCTGTAGGTGGCACATTAGATGTTGGAGGTAATGTAAGTCTTGGAGGTAACGTAACTGTAAAAGGTGATGTTCATGTTAGCTCTAAAGTTTGTGCTTCTGCATTTTATGGTGATGGTACAAATATTACAGGTATACCTATTACAGGTAACATATCAGTTTCAAATGCACAAGTTGGTGGTACATTAAATGTATCTTCGACTGCAACTATACAAGGTGCTACACATTTACAAAGCACATTAAGTGTAAATGGAGCAGCAGGATTTAATTCAACTGTAACAGTAG